GGTCACCAACGCCAGACAAGTCGATCGGAGGCAATTGTCGCAAAGCAGCCTCTGCCCCAGGGGAACGTGCCTGAAGGGTTACAGGCAACCCAGCAGGGGGCTGTGATACACCGGGTCGAGTCGGACTGGGGAGTGGACTCACGTTCCCCTGAGCCTGTGGCATACTTTTGGCATTACCCATAATCGTCTTCACGTAATCTTGAGTCTCGGGATAAGGAGGAACGCCGCCGTATTTTCGCACAGCTGCTGGTCCGGCGTTGTACGACGCCAAAGCCAAATTATAATTACCAGCAAAGGCATCAAGCTGCTGCTTGAGGTAGCGCGCACCTCCACGCAGATTCTGGACGGGGTCATTGATGTTCGTAACACCCAAAGCCTGAGCTGTGGCAGGCATCAATTGAGTCAACCCACTTGCACCCACAGCTGAATGCGCAGCGGGATTCCAACTACTTTCCTCATTGATGAGAGCAGCGAATATCGATGGGTCCAACCCCTCCTGCAGCGCAGCTTGCCTCGCCATGCTTTCAAGTGCCCCTTGCGAAAGTGGGATTTCCGTAGAACTCACGGGTTAGCCTTCGTCAAGGATGGCGGTTTCAAACCCTTAGTCACGGACTTCCAACGTGATTCTATTTGGCCGATGCCCGTAGCCTGCCACAGTCTGTTGACAGCGGATTCGACCTGCTTGTCGTCAGTCAAGCCCGCAGCTTGATGCTGAAAGGCAACGATTTCCGCATGAGGATAACCGTGATGCGACATCCAATCCAGCGTACCATTGAGCTTATTCACTGGCGGCAACGACTTCCACGACTTTGCGCCATGTGCGTTAGCATACTGAAACTGGAAGATGTCACGTTGCTCCACAGCATCAAAGTCCGATTTGAGTCTCGAGAGAGTTGCCCCATCGAGCGGTTGACCGTTGTTAGCCTTTTGGTACATCGCCAATTCTGCAGGCAGGTTCTGAAGTTTTTGATTGTACTGAAAGCGAATTTTGTCGGGAGTGGCCAGAGCCTGTTCGTAGTCTTTCTCCCCCAGACCGGCGGTTTGTGTGGGGTTACGTAACTGACTCAATGGCACACCCCCGAACCTTTCAGCCGCCGCCGTCAAACCCTGCTGGAAAGTACCACCCTTTTTACTTCGTGCAAGCACCTCGCTCACACCCAACGGCTTGTACTTGCTCAGTGCTTCTTCGATGGGCTGAATGAATCGATTGGGTAATCCAAGCCAACCTTGCCCCTTATACTGCTGCCCATATTGCGTCATGCCAGAGAGTTCACCCAATGCCGCCTGAGGGGCAGGTCCGAATTCACCAAGCAATGATTCGGTTTGAGCGGACGTAGCACCTGGTGTCTCTTCAATCACCTTACCCAGCGTTTCTGCGGGGTTGATCATGCCGGTAGGGATCACGTTGTGCCCCATGAATGGATAATATCCCCGGAGCCAGGACGGTGCCATACCACCAAGCTTACTGTAAAATTCATCGACCTTCTGCTGACCCTCGCGCGATAGCTCCATACCGACACGCGCTTGAATCGGATGTTGCAGCGCGAAACGCGCAGCATACGTACTTGCACCACGAGTCCAGCCATAGGCGGTGAACATCTTCTGGAACGATGCCCGCTCAGCGGGTGTCATTTCAGCGTAGTCGATATTTTCACGACTGCCCTGGCGCGTAATGCGACGGAACTCAGTGGGGTTATTCTTCAACAAATTTTCCCAGCTGTTCACAGTGTGATAGCCGTTAGCGTGAAGCTCATGAATAACGCCCATACGCCGCGCCCATTGATCGTCTAAGTTATGCCAAAATCCAGGCGCCTTAGACAACACGCCGGGAAGGCCCGGTGCTACACGACCCACAGTCTGCCCGAAAAGTTTGCCGCCGAACGCACCCGCTCCGGTCGTCGCCTCACCGCCGAAACCGATCGACTGTGCTACGCCCTTACCACCGCCAGCGTCCATCGCCGCCTGCAACGATTTACTTGCCTTCGGAAAGGCAGTACGCAAATCCCAAGCATTGCGCAACGCCAACGGCCCAGCCTGTGATAGGTGGATAAGGCCATTTTGTATCGCCCAGTTGAAATATGCCGGTGTCAGGAAGCGACCCGAGCGGATAATTTGCGTGCCCTTATCGATCCTATTCGTGAATCGGGCGGCAGTACCTGTCCCTGGTGTGTATGGCTTCATCGAATCTAGGAAACTCTTAGGCACCCAACGAACAAGATCAGGATTCGCCTTCACGAATGCGTCCTTAGCGATCATGTTGCCCTTACCAGGGACAAATTGCTCCGCTAATTGACGATCACTTTGGCTCAAGTACTTGTGAGCGTTTAGCATTTTGGGTGTCAAGAATTCAGGTGAATCCCCGGGCATATTTGTAGGCGGTGCTTTGATCGGGGACCACTCACCGCCTCGAGCATTCGCTTCAGTTTCCTGTACGCCAGCATTGTATATCGACTTCCATCGATCAGCGAACGCCGTACCTCGAGCAAGATTAGCGGCATTCTCTGGAAGCATCCTTGAAGACAAATCAGCAGCTCGAATGTTGATATCGTGTTGCATGTCAGTGCGCGCCTTGCGACCGAACCTGGCAGCTGCACCAATCATATCAGCAGTCGAAGCCGCCGATTGCCCCAATTGACCAAAGAGGCCAGTGAGTCGACCCGTCTGACCTGCCATTTGACGTTCGAGCAACGGATCAAGCAACTTCGTTTGTGCATAACCACCCAACGCAGACTTGTACGCAGGCGGTTGAAGTGTAAAACCTTCACCAGCGGTTTCGCCGAAACGACCCGTAACACCACGCACCTGCGCCTGCGGACGTAACAACGTTCTCGCAACCTGACCTGCTGTCGAGATACCTCCCGCCTGAGCCAATTCCTCAGCACGCGCTAATTCACTCACCCTCGCAGCAGTGCCCGCCGCAGCAAAAGGTATTGCCGCCGTATTCATGAGAAACTCAAACGGATCCTGCTCAAAGTTACGAATAGGATGAGTATACGTACGGGCGAAACTTTGACCTATCGCCTTGCCCACAGCCTCTGTAGCGGCAATCGGGTGATGATATTCGGCAATGCCCAAATTCACCAAACCTGGTCCGATGCCAACGAGTCCATGCGCAGCCTCGCTCCCAAGTTTGCCGAACCAATTGCTCGGTGCAGACAGGTCTGTGGGTACACCCGCCTGTTGTGCCTGATGTTGCGTAATCGGTATGGCAGCTTGCTTGCCTGCAAGTCTGCTCTCGAGGCCAGTTTTCAGGACATCCTTGACTGCCACAGGATTGAGCGCTTGCAGATTGTGGGCGAGAAGAGGATGCGTTGATGCCGCCGCCGCTAAACGAGGCGTCGGATTCGCCAATACTTGCTTCGTCGCATCATCTGCGTGATGGTACGCATCCGGGTTAGCAAGTATTTGTATCGCCTTGTTTTCCGCGCGCGTCGTACCCGCAGCGACCTGCTGCTGGGCAATTCGCGTTAACGGTCCCGTTGACAGACCCGGTGCCTCAGGCGGCAAATTGATTGGGAGTTGAGGCTGTGTGTTGGGCTGTGGTTGAACCCTTGTGCCCTTAGGCGCTGTAGGCGTTGCAGGGGGAGGGCCGAACAAATTCGGACCCACCAAAGGGCCAAGCGCACCTGCGCCACCTCTGAAACCCTGCCCCAATTTCGGTAGCGGCGGCATTAGCCTGCCCCAGAAGCGTGATAAATGAAGTCGATTAATTGCTGTTTACTCGCAGCGCGAGGCGATGGCTTAAAGCCTAGGCCAACAGCGAGATCAGTCAACTTACCCAGCGGCATTTGTGCCAGTTTCGCCGCCATCGTATTTTGGTGGGGGTTGTAAGTACTCTCGCCAGTGACACCCAACGCTGTAGTTGGTTGAACTTGAGTTCCGACTTTTGTAGGTGCCTGCTTCGCTGGCGGCGTATTGACGAGCGGTTGACCAGGCTGCCAATTTGGAATACCAAGACGCGCGCGAATAGCGTCAGCTACATCATTCGGATTCATGTCCGGATATTGATGGGTGATAAGACGATACAAGGCGTTGGGATCTGACATCGGTGTACCAGACATACCGTTATTCATGGCGAACTGAGCTGGCGTTTCTGATCGCTTCATAAAAGTGTAGAAAGCCTTCTTTGCGTTATCCCAGTAAACGCCGTGAGGCGGTGTCACCTTACCCCCAAGTATGTTGTTAGCACCCTGAGCGTAACGCTTCGCCTGTTGCCACAGTGGGTCGTTGGGAGTAAGATAATGCTTCAACGTGACAGTCGTAGGCTTATTCGACGTAGAGCCACCAGTTGCGAAGTCGAGAAGCGTGTTGACATTCTTCTGCTCAGCGATGGTGTTCCTAGCCTCAGCGATTCGAGTCTGGGCATTGGTGCGAGCAATATAGGCCTTGAGCTTGCCGACACTAATATTCCAGTCATTCGCAATTTTTGTCCCTTGCTGGCCTATTTGAATACCCTTTAGGATATTACCCTGCTGCTTGACAGTAAGATTGCCCTTATCAATCGCCCATTGATCATCAAGCCGTTTACCCTCGAGCGCCAACTTCACATCGGCCTGATCAAGAACGCGACTCTGTGCAGCCGCAGTCTGTCTGTCCTTCCATCTCTGTTCGCTGAGTTGCCATCGCTTAAGCTGATAGTCATTCGCCGCCGTCAAGAGTGCAGGCAATCTCGCATCGATCAACTTCGACTTAGTGCCCTGGATCGTCGTGATTTGGTCCTTGAGCTTCTGAATCTGATCGGCGATTTGATTGCGGATGGTTGCATGCTGCTCGATCGCCATCGCCGGCAACACCTGACCCGCGAATTGCGCTGCCTGATCAGTGCCAAGGGTACCCAATTGAAGCGAATTGAGGCTGCCCACAGCTGCTGTTTGACCGAGTGCGGTGTCGTATGGTGTGATCGCATCGGTGAACGTCCCAGCAGCTACAGGCGCGCCCGTTTGCTGCGCCATCTGCTGAGCCTGTGCCGAAGCATTCTGCTGTTGAGCATTGAGCGCCTGACCGGCCTGCTGAAATATTTGCTGCTCAGCATTATCGGCCTGGGTGTTGAATTGTCCCGTGTAGGCAGCTGCTGACTGCGCATAGGGCATTAGCTGATTGAACTCGTTTGTAACTGTCTGTTGCTCCTGAGTCCCCAACTTTTGCTGATATCCGATTTGTGATTGAAGCGGCGCGATTTGACCCGTGATATCTGTACTCGCCATCGCCGTTGCCTGCTTGAGCGCAGAACTGAAACCCGTACCCGCAGGCTTAGTGGTCTTCGCACCTGTCGCGCTCACGCCGGGACTAATTTTCTTGCCTGCTGCGGCAGCGACCGCTGCTTGCTGTTGCGGACTAATTGTACTAATAAACCCCGCTCTCCGAGCCGCTTGTGCCCGAGCTACAGCAGCGGGACCCGTTGGAGCTGCAGTCGGGCCAGCTGTTGCTGTCGCTCCACCCTGTACTGGCATCGCTACCTCCTAGTAGTTCCGAATCTGACCCGTTGTACCAACCGGGTAGGTCCAACCGCCGCCACCATAGCCAACCGGAGCAGTCACCGTCGAACCAGTCGGTGCCGTATGCCCGCTAATCACAATTGGATTCGATCCCGGAGCAACTGTACCTGTAACAGTCGGAACAGACGACGGGTAATCCGAGGGACCAATACCGCCCACTTCACCTCCACCGCCTCCGCCACCGCCTCCCCCTCCACCGCTACGCATTGCGTCAAGGAGCTGTTGCTGCTGAATCGCTGCAAGATTACGCGCTGCGGCCTGGGCGAGATTTTGTTGATTTTGTACATTATATTGGGTCACCAGGTTTTGAGCTTGCCCGAAGAGATCACTGACTGAACGAGCCGTACTCAGGCGAAGCTGCCCAATATTTTGTTGTGTCGGCGCTTGAGCCTGAGCAAGCAGCTGTGGTCGAATGCCCGAAAACAATGTACCTGCCTGTTGCATATTCTGGACATTTGCCCGTTGCTCGTCCTGGAGATCACGCAAATAGCTAGCAAGTTGAATGTTCGCATCCTGCACCACAGACCCGGGTATGACGTTTCCAGTGTTAGGATCCATGTAACCCAGTTGCTTCAGGATGGCCGCGTATTGCTGACCGGTTTGAGCGCGTAGCGCAGCATCATCAGCAAGGTATTGGGAGTCAGTATACGCACCCAGTGGGTTCATCGCTTGGAAACCAGCGAACTCTGTCGGCAATCCCTGACCCTGCGGAATGTTGAACCCTGGCAGCCCAGCTACTTGGAGATTGGGATCATCTGTCGTTGGCGCATTCACCATTCCCGCTCCACCCAAACCTGAACTGAGTTGTGGGTTGGGTGAACTATATGCTAGGCTGCTCATGTCACCTCCTAGACTATGCGATTTCCGTCAAAGATCGTAAAGTAGAACCAAGCATCGACCGGACCAGCTGGGTTGTTCACCCACACAGTATAGGTCGTATTTGAAGCCTGAGTGCCGCTCGCCCAATACCCTTGCTGGGCTGCATTCACCATTAAGTGTCCGTAGGTCGTGTTGAGCGAAGTCGTCGTGATTGTGTAGATACCCGAGTTTGCTGTATGCGTGAGAGTGTATCCAACGCCTGCACCAACTGTACCATTTGCGTTAACAAGCCCAGCAACCTGGGGGACACGAGTTCCAACGTCAGCAGCAACCTCAACCCAATGTACCCCGTCATAGGTGAGTTCAATCGATTCTTGATTCACAAGTACTCGGGTTCTATTCATGACGAGATACGCGCCGCTACCGCCCGTAACCGAATTCAGAATCGTGACGTTCGAGCCTGAGTTGTTCCACAGTGTTATGCGGGCGCCGTTGACTAGGCCTGCACCAATCGAACGTAGACTACCACCGCCCGTAGTGATCCAACCACTCCACACAACAGTGCTTGGTGCAGGCAAGTCAGTGTTCGCTGCGCTGATCGTAACCGCAGCATTGAGGCTTACTGAGTTTTGGGCGGGTGTGAGGCGACTGTTCGCGTCAAGGCCAGCGTACCCGTTAGCAGCACCCTTCGCTGAAACAGCTTGATAGGTAGCTGAAAGATCAGGTAAATCACCCGCAGCAATCGCCGACCAAATCGCTGCACCGCCGGAACCTTTGACCCACTGACCATTGACAATCGGAGTGGGCAACCCCACTATGTTAGTCCATTGCGATTGGGAAGCGAGCCATTGAAGATTGTACCAAACCGGCCACCAATCAGGGGTGCCCTTACGCGGCATCAATGGAAAGTTAGTGATAGTTGTCATTACGCGGCTTCGTAGGTCATATTCCAAGAAACTTGATCGCCCACTGCAGGCGCCCAAGGTGTGGTCGGACCCCAAAAACCGACCGGACCACCGGCCCCAAAGTTCAGTGCCATAGTAGTCGCGGAAATGATGTTGGCATAGGCTATCCACAAGTTTTGTGACGAATTTTGAAAGATAAAACCTACGCCCATCACGACGCCACCAATAGCATTTGCACCCGCATTGACTGGGAGAGAAAGTCTATACGCCGTACCTGTGCCAGGAGTGAAGCCGGACACAAGAGTAATCTGACCGTAGTAATGAATCCTTTTATTCATTTGACAGGATCGAGCAAGCACAGTTGAACTACCAAGACTGGGATTGGTAGCGTTACTTGTCCACGCCGGTGCATAGGTGCTGTAGACAAGATTGACCTTCGCAGGATCAATTGCTGCACCAGCATTCAAATTGCTGTTATCGAGTCCTCCATTGAGCACACTCTGAATCGCCGTAAAGTTCGCGACAATCTGAGTAATATCTTCAGCCACGCCCGGTTGCATCGAGCCAGGATTCACGATGTTATAGGAACCCATATCATCCCCTCAGTCCTAGGAGGTTACCATCGAAAGCCACCTGGAACAATGCCCACGCACCCAGGCTAAGATATGCATCTTTCGAACCCAACGGGAAAATTTGAGTACCTGTAGTAGTTTCACTGTCAGTGACACAAATCGAAAGCGCTACGGCATACAAATCGGTGCCAAGCTGCAATCGTTTGATGTCAGAATCAGGTCCCCAAGTACCAGTATTCCACTTCGGATCGAGCACACCACCATTACCCCACACATTCGTAGCAGCAGCACCCAAGACAACTGCCTTCGACCTGTAAATTCCCGAGGTGTAATTACGCTTGAATTGAAGCGTAAACTTACCACGTCCAACAACTGTCACCCGCCTGAAGTATTTCCACAGAACAGGATTGCCGAAGTTTATCGCTGCAGCCTCGAGCGTAGAATTGAACGCCGTCCCATCGTCAGTGCCGTCAGGTGAGAAGAACCACATGAATTTATTAGCGCTGACATGACCCCCATATACGCCGTCGGTCGAACCCTGCCTCACCACCGTAAAGGACATTGCCGGCAAGCGATGCATCGTCCACGGCCCCGGTCCGATGTTACCCGAGATTTGATAAATCGGACCCAACCTCGGATAATACTCAATCAGCAATGTCGGCACCGACGAGTTCACCTCAGGCAACAGCCAACCACAGCGTCCGTTGATGTTGTAGGACATCACGTTGGCCAATGCACCGATATTCAAAATCAACGGCGTGAAGAGCGGATCGATTTTGTAGGATATAAGTCTCGCAGACGTATCACCTTCCCACTCACAAATACCCAATCGTGAGAGGTAATACAAACGATCCTCAAGATGCTGAAAACCGAAGTGGCTTTCTGCACCCTTTTCCATGTCCGCCGTACGGTTCGCAAACGTCGCCGGGTCGTAAATGACCTGCACCCTACGCCGCTTCGCCACGATCAAAAACAACCCATCTGTAGCCAACGCAGTGACTTGATCGCCATCACCATGAAGAATATCGACCCAGTTCGCCGCAGGCCAGGTGGTCGGATCACCTGCCGCCGACGAATAAACACGATCATTGCTAGCCGTGGTCGTCGCCCACATCGTATCTTTCCACGAGCGCAGAAAGTAAATGTTCGCTGGGGCAGCACTAATTTGCGTGTAAGTCGTACCCGTCCATTGCCCAAGCAACGTGCCTTCCGCGAAGTAACAATTGGAGTTCATCGTCTCGAAGGCAGCTGGGCGAGTAGTCGACAAGCCACTCGCAACGACAGTGGCCCAAGTGATCGGATTAGCAGTCACGTCGTTGGTGTAAAGGACTGCCCCCGCAGAAGTATGTATCAGGACCTGTGGGTTAGACCCTGGACGGTAGAAAGTGTAACAGGACAACACTCGATCAGCCACTGCACCAAACGTGCCTTGCGAACGACAACCTCGTCTCTTAGCCACGCCGCCAGCATTGTCATAAACGACGTTCTCAGCCCGCCACAGCTCATTGGGCTGAAGTTCATCGATCGCGTCCCGAATGTTGAGGCCGCCTTGCCATCCCTGTGTAGCGACGGTGATTTCGCGAAGATCAGCTACTTGGGTCGACACCGTAACTCTCCAAGTCGTTTATGATCAAATCGGCGATATGTACGTCCGTGACCCGTTCACCGTCAACCGCCTTCGTCACCATCGTGTCCGGTAACGCCAAGGAGTCGACCTTATCGCGAATGAATTGCTTCACCGGTGGTCGATCTTTCATTTTCTGCCATTCGCTCAACCACTCCATCACATCGGCGCGGTCAATCGGTATGTCAGCCGGCGCTACCACCATTGATCGTCCGGAAGCGTACGCTCCTGGAGCTCCTCCATCACCCAAACGTCGTTTTGTAGCATTCCGTCAATAGCACTGTTGACACGACCCTGCGCGTCAGCAGCAAGAGACAATTCGTGCGCCCGTCGATGACATCTCACGAGGGCAGCATCAAGAATCACTTCATCGAAGGCCTGCGGCAATGCTGTAACGTCGGTAATACCCACCATATCAGGTAACCATTGATGGAAGAATACGCGATAGGTAGTCTGAAGCTGTGGTGGCGGCAACAAATAAATTGTACTTTGCCACACGTAATATTTCGCCGTCTGACCTCGAATCGCTGTCGCCGTCAAGTCCTGATACAACCACTTACGCTTGAAACGCTGATCGTCAGTTTCTGGTATTAGCACCCGACGATAGGGGTCGGTGGTAATCACTATGGTTTCAATGCTTGACGGCGTAAGCGGTGAAGCACTGGCCACAGCGATGCTGAAAGTACCCGGCGCGATGGCAAAATCCTGATACGATTCCTCCCACGAATACGGCATTGCGTTCGCTACATCACGGTAACCAAAGTTGATCATTTGGTACCGCTCACTCTGCTGAAATGCATCGAACCCGCGGGCGATGAGCGCAGCGTCGTAGTCCTGCAATTGGAGTTTACCCGTCGGTGTCGGCATTCTTCTCCTTCTCAGGAATATGCATCGACCTCGTCAACGGCAGTCGCGGCAACTTGCCCTCCTTTTTCATAGCGACAGCAAGATGCGCGCCCGCCTCACCGATGTACCCACGATAATACTCATCGATCGCATGTTGAGCATCGTCCTGGGCACGTTCAGCAGCATCATACGGATCCTGATACACCCGTGTTTGTGAGTCTGCTTGCAACAAACGTTCCAATGCCCGCCCATCGAGCTCAGGCGTCGTGAAGATCAATCGATCAGTGTGGTCATCACAATGTTCCACGAACACATATTCCCCGTTTTGAGGATTGAGCTCGATCGTGATACGATCTCCATATGTCTCACGAACTTGGCGGACGATGGAGAGGACGTCGTCGTCGAGAGTCACCCAGCCGTCTCTCTGGGTATACCATGTACGCAACGCCCTTAGCTCCATCGTCCACCTCCATCCGACGTTGAGGCCTACGCAGCCTCAGTTTCAGCCCGTACGACCGCGTGGTCGTTTGGTATCACCGGCAGGTTTCCGTAGCCTACCGGATTCTACTTCGCCATATTGCTAGACGGCGAAAAACGTACGACAGGCAGGATTGGGAGTAGCTGTGGTGGTTACGCCCTGCCCTGACAACGTGACATTCGCGTAACACACTGAAGCCAAAACCAACCTTTGCCCACCAGGGCATGTAAAGTCACCGGCACCCGGCGGAGCGACGGTAATATCGCCGGACGTCGCACCATTACGCACTGGAAACTCGCCACCACCCGAAACAGGCCCGTTCACTGTTTCCTTATTTGCCGCTTTCGGATGATTGCCACCTCCATTGATGCAAGCGTACACGACTGATGCATCAGCGCTACAGGTGATTGACGCCACAGCCACATCACCGAGACCTGCTTCCTTGAACGAGCATACAAGGCTCCCGCTGTTGTCCACACTCGCTGTAGCTTTCAAAAAGTGTGGACTCGTAGCACTCGCGCCAGCGGCAATAGTCAATGCTACGACCAGCACCGCAACCAGGAACGTCAATGCTCTCTTCATATCTCTCCTTTTGTCAGTGACCCGTTATTACCCGTTCTACGGAATGTCGTCCGCGAGGTTATACATGACGCCCTGCGTCTCACGGCGCATGCACCCCATGTCACAGTACTTGTAAAGCGTGGCCTTGTACGCATCGAGGTCTGTGGTCTCGACCTTGCGCAAAATCGCTCCGTCCCTGTTCATCCAGCGGAAGTCGTTGCCGTTCAGCTGAACCCACAGAAGGTCGCTGGGGCGGAGGAAGAACATGTACTGCTTCGGGCAGTCGTCGTCGAACACCAACGGCAGCCCGTTGTAATCGATGTACTTGAAGCCACCGTGCATGGTGCCGGCATTGGCATCGTTCCACCGCTTTTGGGCTTTGAGCGTGTTGACGTAGCGGCGTCGAACGCCACGAGTCGTCAGCAGCATGTCGGTCTCCCACCCACGAGCACCGATTTGATCCAGCAACAATTGCCCGACATCTTCGTCGAACGTGGTGTTGTTGCCGTTCGCGATTTGCGCCTGCCACCAAGCGTTACCAGCAACCGACGAGTCGATGCCGTGCAGCGCGTAGTTCTGTGAGAGGTCAGTGCGCGTGATTTTAATCAGACCATTGACCTCCAACCCGCCGTTACCGTTCACCACAGGCACATGTGTACCCACAGTGATGGACGCCGATTGATCAGCACCGCTGTAGGTCACGACGCGGGTCGACGTTGCAATAGCGGTGATTTGCACGTTCGGCGTCCCGACCACAGCCAGCGTGGAGTAATTCATGAAGTCGATATACATACCCACACGCAGGTATTGCAGCGAGTCGACTGTGATGGTGTTAGCGCCCTTGGCAGTGATGTTCGCCAGAATGCCCGAGCTGTCGCCGAAACCCTGACGGTTCATGTCCTTGCGCAGGTCGTTCACCGCACCCACAGTCTCACCCTCGAGCAGGCGAAGATACGCGCCGACCGAACGCTCAGTGACCTCCATCGCGAAGCCCGACAGCTGGATGGTCTTGTAGAGCTTCTTGACCTTATCGATCAAGTCGTTCCAGCTCTGAATGCCAGCTGTGGGCAGCACGCCGAGTTCCGCACGTGCCGTACCCGATTCGTTGCGTCCTGTGTGGACAGCGATTACCCACTGTCGACCGGCGAATTCGACGATCTCGGCATCCTTCGAGATACCCTGGTAATCCATCGTCTCGCCGCCAGCGGCGTTCATCGTACCTGACCCTTGCTCCAACTCCGCTGGTGAGTAGCCGAACAGCAGAATCGCGCGCTGATTCAGCATCTCACGAACCACGGGGAGGTAATAGTTCTGGAGAATTTGGTCAGCCGATGAAGTTGTTTGTGTTGCCATTTGTCACCTCCTCGTAGTTACTTACCGATAACCATCATGCGAAGCGAGACTGTGCTGAGGTTCGTTGCTGCGGTTACTTCAGCGTTACCTGCACCAACTCCTGAGTACATCTTGAGCTTGCCTCCAGCTACGGTCGCAGCGCGCACGTACTCAGGGCGGTACACGGTACCACCAGAAGTAGCAGCCTCCATATCTACGAAATCGACAGCAAGCTTGAACCACAGTGAAAAGTCCAAGTTGTCGCCACCCGTAGCGTAAGAGCTGCTCAAGGTAACATCGAAAAACACCGCGCGACGGTCACCTAACACGGTACGTGTTGGCTTACTCACGGGTGTTATGACAGCACCGGCCTCAGCAGCGACGCAGTTTCCCATAGCTGCTTCCTCCTCTTACTCTGGCTGTAGGTCCGGGAAACGACCCGCTGCGATATCTGCGTCGATCATCGCCCTTGCCTCCTTCATCGTCTTAGGGACGATGGGTTGCGTGGGCGGAAGTCCACCAGAGGGTACCGCAAGAGGTCCTCCCGTTGCTCGTCGTTGCGATACAGCGGACCCGAGATTGGAGTCACGATCCTCCAAAAAGGACGTTCGCGCCGCATCCGCCAACTCTTCGAGAGTCGAGAACTGAGTACCCGATCCCGCGGCCGACTGAATGTAAAGCAAACGCTGCCTCTCCGTGGTACCTTGAACTCCATCCTGCTCATCCCGCTGCTGCCAATGGCGAACTAGGAAGTCAAGGCGCGATTGAATGTCCGCGTCGTTAGCAGCCTGACGCTGCTCGCGAACCCAACCCACAGCCTCCATGACCTCATCAGGGAGCTTTGGGGCTTGACTATCGTCGCTAGGTTCAGTCGACAGCGCACCGTCCTGCTGAGAAGATAGCAACGCCTTCAAGGCGGTCTTCTGAGCATCGGGCAAGTCCTGTTGATCGATCATAGCGCTAAGTGTCCCCACCGGGTCCTGTATATAGGCCTGTTCAAAGCTCGCCAAACGAACCGCGGAGTCCGGTTCGATCCCCATCGTCGCGTATTGGGCAGCAATTTGCTCCCAAGGACGCATCGCCTGGAGACGGCTATTTACCTCCGTGAAACGCGAGTACGGAATGGTGTCCGGCGTCTGGCCTGTCTGACCGTCGGTGTTTGACGTCCCCGCGGACGAGATGGTCGGATTAGTTACAGGCGTCGGCTCTCCTCCGGTACCCTCTGCTGAACTCCCGCGAGGATCGTTGACCGGTACAGGTTGACTCAAGTCAACACCATCCGCAGCCATTCTTTCCCTCACAGCATTAGTTAGCTCAGCTCCACTGCTCATGTATCCTCCTCGGCCCTACCCTTTACGTCCTGGACGACGAATCGGGGCCTGCTTGGATTGAGGGGCCAGCGATTTCAGTGCTACCCCCGCCCTTCATCTGCTTCATCAGCTCCTCGTCCTGGCGGACAAGTCGCTTCGCTTGCGCCATTGTCTTCGGCCTAGGCGCCACAGCCGCATCCAGTCGTTGTTCTTCGCTCGCGCGTATAGCTGCTTCCACATCGCTCGCAAGAAACACCCGACCGGCACTGGTGTCAATGCCCTTACCTTCGAGGAACTTTAGAGCATTGTTAGCGTTGTGGAAGTTTTCGGTCATGGGTGATTGACGACGTTCGCCCGTCCACCCGCTACAGAGAGCTTATGGACGCTTTGGAGCGGAACATCGAACGTTGCGCCCTGCGACCTTTCACGCACTGTCACAGTAGCGTTGGGATCAGTGAATGGGTATGAGTCATCACCGCCCGACCACGACACAGGAGCAGACGCAACGTGAGCCGGTGCGCCCACAGCCCAATCGGGTACGCTCGGATCGGCGCCGAGAATCACCCACGACTCACCCGTGAGCAGGAAGTGCTCGTCCGGCTCCAAAACCGGCGGTCCAGCCTTTGCCGGCCCAACATCAGCTCCAGCGAAACCCGGCGATTCAGCGACACTGCTCTCCTGAACCTCGATGATCGCAGTAATCTCCTCGCTCTTCTTCGAGTAATTCGCTGGATCAAGGCCCAATCCCTCAGCCGCCGCGTCGAGATCTTCACGCGACATGCCTGAGAGGTCTTCTTCCGTATAGGTACTCACTTACCCTCCTTTCATCTACCTCCGGTTGTTGCTGCATGCTGACGGACCATGCGCGCGTCAAGCTGCGTCAAGCCTCCGCCAATAATGTCGGGCACGGCTGTCATTTGGCGACTCTCGTTGATATTACCCGGTAGCGCCTGCTGCCCCGCAGGTATGCCGCCCTGTTGGGCGGGCGCACCCTTCGCCGCCATTTGAGCCTGCATCTGCTGTTGCTGCTGCTGTGCCAAGAATTGTTGATGTAGCGCCACATGCTCATCGAACAAACGCGGAATACCTGGATGCGTACGCGACAAGTCATCAAATTCCTCGTCCATCATAGCCGATGTGTGGCGCTGAATGTGCGTAGCATGATCCATCCACGCCTTCACCGGCACAGCTGTGGACACAAGCTTTTGAATATCACTTTCGTCCGGGTTCTTCGGCAATTGAAACAAGCCTAATTGCGTACCGTGCAGCATCATTTGATTCTCACGATCAGCTTGAGCAATCGCCTTGTCCTGATTATCAGGCTCACCCGCACCCAGATCTAATTCCTCCTTGATCTCCTTTGGGTCCGTTAGAATACCCAGGGACACAAGTTCCAGGGTATACTGCTGGCGTGCAGCCTTGCTCTTCGGCATAGCGCTACCAGCCTGACACACCACATCCGTGTTGTTCTTCAAGTCGGCACCCTTGAATTTGATTGCATCGAACTTGCCATCCCGTCGATAGAATCGAATGATTCTATTTTCAGTGTAAAATTGCCCGAAACGACACAACGTAAGAGAACCGAGTAGGGCTGTTGCTAACTCAGCATTCTCGATGGTCGGGCCGAGTTTGGTGTCGTCCTCCTCCTGGAGGTATGCTACGGCTACACCACTGCGGACGCCGGTAGGCACATTGCCGCGGGTCACCTCACTCTGGCCCGACACATCGAGAATTTGCTCACGCAGCCCAGCAAGCAACGATTCAACTTGGGGAGGCATGGTCAACCCCTGAATCGGCTGAGGCGGCGGTACATTCGGGACATGTACGTATCTGACCATGCCCCCCGCCACATTTTTGATCTGACCCTTAATTTTATGCTGTGTGGCTAACAGCCACATAGGGTTACTCATGAAGTCTTTTGACTCGATGAGCTGACTCGTGGTTTTATCGATCTCCAAGTTCAAACCCCGAATTTGGGACATGTTACAGTCCGGCCAAATAGTCGTCGCCGAAGGTATATGTTCATAGAACACAAACGGCAATCGACCGTCCTGGTACGGAAATTGCGGCGAGATATCCAACTGCTTGCCCTGACACCACCGGAAATACATGCCACTTTTCAAAAAGTCATTGCCCCGGTAATAGTCAGGCTCCAACCAATATGTGTGGACGTAGCAGGCGTTAGCATTACGGGAGTCGTATACAGGATTGACGACGCCGATTCGATCCATCATCAATCGCTCCATCGTGCCTAGTTGCGTGTCCTCGGGGGAGACATGCCCGGCGCTCTTACCGTACATACCCTTCACCACGTCTACGTCCACGACCTCTGTGGTAATCAAATCTCTCAACTCTTGAAAATCGAGTGCCGCCGGGTCCGGCAGAATTTGAAAGGGCGAGTACACTGCATACTCCACCTCGCCCAGCGGCATCTCCTCCTCTGGCAGTGAATCCAACGTTCCGTCTTTGACCATGGCCTCTATCTCTTGTCGGCGCCTTGGAGAGAACGTTGGTTCCCCCGTTTCGGGGTCGATGAGGAACTTATACTTACCTGCCTCCTGATTTAAATAGTCCCACCCGCAGTAGATCGCACCCACACCAGTTGCAAACATCCACCACCAAGCACTCCGACGCAACTTCTGCAATTTAAATTTCCACTCAGCGTAGTCAAGCGCGCTTTTAGCGACTTTCGTCGCGCCAATGTCCTCCGGCTCGTTACTATTCGCGACAACGTCCATTATAGGACGGGACTTGCTAAGTTTCGCTAGCTCCGTCCGGGCCACAGAAAGTGAGTGATTGATGACGAGGCGAGCCTTTTTATCGCTCAAAGCGAGCGACCAATTGGGATCACGATCCTCGAACAGCGCCTTGTTCGGATCGTATCGCGCATGATGGTCGCCAGCGATCATAGCAATGTTATTCCACCACTGCACCTCATGCGGTCGACGCATCATCAAACGATAGTTACGCGCGTCCATCAGCGCCGACAGCAATTGACTCTGAGTTTTCGCCTCGCCAATTCTCATTTTGTGTCCTCGCGCTCGAAGAACGCCTCATCAAAGTCCTCCGCTAGGATCTGCTCCTCCTCCATACGCTGGCGCAAACGATCAGCAAGTGCCTCACCATGAAGTACGACGTTGCCGCCCGGCGTATAGGTAATCGTGCCTGTGGATTCATCTTCACCCTCATCCTCAGGTTCACTAAAGCCACCAGCATCGGCTGCCTCTGTAAGCTGGTAACTTTTGAACAGGGAAAAATCGAGGGCCATGAAACGATCAAGGACGGAACCATTTTGATCTACATTACGCTTATGGGTTCTCTCGAGACTATTAAGCGTCGCGCGATGTGCAACGACGAATTTTTCGGCTACAATTACAGCGCTCTGGAGACATCTTAGAGCGATCATCATCGACGCAATGATCACACCTGCAACAGCGATGATGCCGAAAATTACAGCGACATAGAGCATTACGCGATTGCCCTCGCCTTCTTCAACGCAGCATGCTCACGCCTACGACGCATGTCCATTTCACTATGCAAGTCATGCACCTGGTTCTCGAGCTTCTTGATTTGGCGCTCCAAGTCGTTTTTCGTGTCGGGAGAGATCCAACCGAACAACACAGCCGCCTTACCCGTACAATCCTCACAGAAGTACCCCGAATCACCCCAGTTGTAATCGATTCCGAGATTGAGAAACGGACCAATTTGACCTGTTTCACGGTCCGGAACGTTACCCCGACCACAAACCATACAACAGTTCGGGGCCATCGTCATCGTCTCCACAAGGAACATGCTCATGCCCTCATCGCCTCCTGTAGACTACGGTTGGGACCCGTGTAGGGCGAGTTCTCCTGCGCTTGCGCTATCTCCGCGAGGAAGTGTGCCTCAAGTTCTCGCGCCTCGTTTTGCTGAGCGTAGGTATTGAATCGTCCCACAGCCTCATGAAACGGATCAATCGACGCCTCAGGTAGCTCCTCGTCGAAGGCAACGAGAATATGGCCCAGATTGTCGATGTTATGATCATCCTTTTTACGAGGCTTCTCAGCCGAATCCTCCTCCGAAAAGTTAGTTCTCTGAGGCTTCCAACGATATTGCGGCAGATATTCGATCATCTTTTCACAATCGCTGAAGATAAAGAGGCGGGGCGCACCTTGACCGATGACCTTCTCCGGATCCGCCTGCGAATAGACAGGCTGAAGGGACTCACCAAAGGGGTGTTGGTGATTCCGCTTCGGTCGTAGATATTCGGTAATTCGCGATATACGAGCGCTGGGGTCGCGATCCGCGAACTCCGGATACCATCCATTGTCATTCATCAAGTCCAATACAGTGCGCCCGTCCGTTTGGGATCGAATGAGGGCCTCGCGTCCGACTAGGCGACGCCAAACATCCTCATCCTGGCCACCCCAATCGTCCATCGCCTCCTCCTCGAAGCAGGTGGCAGCCCACCACGAAACGTCCTGGTTCGGGGCCAGAACCTCTCGATAGTAGTACGCATTGCCCGCTGGATCACGAGCTACCCACGATAAAGCACCCTCGTGACGAATACCCGGGTCATAGCACTGCCATCGCTCCCAAGAACGCGGAATGCGAAAGGGTTTGATGATATGGACCTCAGGATTGAAGTCCACGAAGATTTGCCCCACAAACACCTCATGACTGCCCAACACGAAGCGTTCATACCAATGCTTCGGCAACCCCTCAAACTGCTCGATATAGTCCTCAGGCAAATTGGGGTTATCGAACGGTGTCGCCTCCACACAACGATAGTAATGACGGAAGCTCGCCTTACGGTCAGGATTGATGAAGCGATGCCACAGCCAATTGTGACCGTTGGGGTTAAACGTTAGAAGGCCTTCTCTTGGGCTTGCATTCTGCCTCAAACGACCATGGAACTTCAAGAAGATATCCTCCTCCACCTCCTCAGCCTGATCGATCCAAAACAGACCAAGGTTGTAGTTCTCGATCTTTTTCGGATCGTCCAACGGCAACCCGTGTATGGTGCTGCCGTTCACAAGCTCCATATACAGGTCAGATTTGTTATAGAGGCGAATACACTCCTTAGGTACCCCATGCCACCCCGACGGCTGAGTATCACCATTCACCCACATCTTCCACGTCGTTGCCCTCAGCTCCGGCCGCGTCTTACGCGCGATGATACACTCGGTCTCGGGGAACTCCATAAGACGAATGAACGTCTCAGCACAACCCCACGACGTTTTGCCGTTACCCCACCCACCACAGAATCCGCGATATTTCGCGTTCAGCGCATGCGCCAGCTGCTGCTTGGGCATCGGCTGGTACTTGATTTCTATGTCGCGGGTAAGACCCACAGAATCAGAGCAATCCTTTCAGTGCAGCCAACGCAAGGATGCCGACCTCGACGATCAGAATCCACGATTGCGTACTATTCACGACGTCTGGGTTCTCCAGCTGACCTTCAGTGCCTGGGTAGCGGCATTGTTGTTTTTCGCGAAGATACGCACCCGACCGAGGCCGGTCACGTCATACTCCGCGTACGAAGACACATGGCCACCGCTGAGCACATTAGCAGGTGGCGTATACATCGGCGACAGCACCACACCCTCGAGCGTCACATTGTCGCCGAAGTAGGGCTGCACGGTCACGGCGAGATCGCCGATCGCCGCACCCGTCAAATCGCCGAGAACCGTGAGGCGCGCAACGCCCGCCACCTCCACGTCGATGGTCTGCGAGGCAGCCGTCGCCAGGGTTGGGTTGCTGACAATATCGCTCTCGAGATGCGCGCCCCTAGCGATAATGTCCTGTGAGTACGCGATAACGCTCATAACGGCCTACATGAAGTCTTCGGGACGGGGCTGATTGGCGGTGGAGCTACCTGCAGGCGGCGTTGGCTTGGGTTGATTGGCGGTGCTCGTACCGGCGGGCAGTACCACAGACTCGCCGTAGCCGCAGGGTCTGCCGGGTGTACCGGTCGGTCCGCCACCAAGACCCGTGGGATTGATACGGTCGTCCTGATCGGGTTCATTGACGAGGCTTTCGGTAACACTCATATGGTCCTCCTATTTGCCTTTGAAGCCGTTGCGGCGGGGCTTACGAAAGACGTTGTACGGGACGGCAATGCTCGTAGCACGCGGCTTCGGACCAGCTGTGGGATAGGGGTTTTGCGTAGTGATGACCTTCAGCTTCTTGACCTTCCAGCTCTTACCAGCCTTGAAACCATTGACTGGATTGGCTTTGAAACCATTGCGGGGATTGGCCTTGAAACCATTGCGCGGATTGGCTTGGAAACCACGCCTGGCCATTGCTACTTACCCCACTTGCGGGCATTGATCGCGAAGTTGGCCTTCTTCTTCATAGCAGGTGACCCCGACTTCTTCAGGCGCTGCAGCGTAGACATGGGGATGTTCTTACCCTTCTTGGTCTTCGTCGCCGCACGTAGGCTGCCTTGCTTGGATTTCTTGATCTTGATTGGTGCCCTGCCTCGTCTGCGGGTTGCTGCCATCACTTACCCTTCTTCTTGGGAAGCACCTTCTTCAAATTGGGGTTCTTGCGCTTGGCTGCAGGACTGGCTTTGCGCGTGGCGGATGCGAGAATAGCGCCGGCACGCTTTTGACTAATGCCCTTGCGACGGGCGATTGATGCCTGAGCCGCCTTGAAACCCATGCCCTTTCTACTCTTCGCTGCCATGGCGTATCAGCTGCTCCTGTAATAGTAGACGTGAAGCCGCACATCTTGCGCGCCTGCGACGAAGTGGATGTATTGGAGGTCCGTATCGAACTCCTCGGGAAACTCGGGAATCAACGGCATGCCCACAGAGGAGGTGAGGCCGTTGGCTCCATCGGCGCTGATCACGTACCGCACGAGACCACCCTCAGCAAGAACGTAAGCCCGATGCGCTTCGTCGGGCGGGTCGAGGGTGATCCCTTCCTTGAGGGCAACCCATTCATAGAGGACATATGATAGGGCTCTACCTGTTGGCACGGCGCTTCTTCTTCGTTCGCAGGGGCAACTTACCCGGATTGTCGAAGTGATGAGCTCTGGCCCAAGCAGCGCCCTTAGCGGCGAATGCCCACCGACGTTGTTGCTGACTAACTGCTGGCATCCTCTTCCGTGGTTTCCTCTTCAGTCGACCCTTCCTCGGTCGACTCCTCCTCAGTGGTATCCTCGCCCTTCTCTTCCTCTTCGGGGACCGCCTCGCTCATCTCACCCTCCTTCCACATAAGTGGATTGCGTTGGTACCAAAACTAGCACGGTCTTCTCGCTTCGCTCGCGAAAAAATTTTCCATCGTCGATTCCTCCTTCGTGCGTCGGCAGGGCGCGTCGCGCGTCGTCAAATGCGACAACACGCATCGACGTTGCCGACATTGCAAACGATCGTTGGATTGTCGAACGATCGAACGATCGAACGATTGGCAGGCGGGTACGAATGTTTACAGAATGCTTACGACACATATGCGTCCGCTGTGGCATACTGTGTATGCGATCGAATGAACG